CCATCCTCCAGTATCGCTGCTATCAGTATGAGCTGGGGCACCAGCGCCCGCAAGAATATCTTGAATGGCTTGATAGACGTTACCACCTTCTTCGATGATGTCATATCGGGAATAAGTTGCCCCAGCATTGTATGTAGCATACTTACTACCCTCACGAGCAGTAGCAATGGGCACATTTGTAGCACTTTGAAGACGACCGTACTTATCAACAGTAAATTTAACAGCATTGACAGTCTCAGTACCTACTGGTTCTCCATTTGGACCAGTAGAAGTTACAGATGTAAGACTTTCTGTGTTATAAAGACCCTGAGAATATGTTGTTGGGTCGGGAACAACTGTAGTATTTGCTAAATCAATTTCAGGATTGCCATTAATACCATCACCATTATCAACGAGAATGCGTAAGTTAGAAGCAGATACAATATCTCTAACTGTAATATTACCTGTAGAAGTTCTGGTAATCAAACCGAAACCAGCGGAACCATCAGCAAGATTGGTAATAGATGTTAAGTCATTATCGTATGGTTGAGCAGATTGTCCAACAACTGTCCCATCAAGACCATACTCTTGAATAGTTGTTGGATTTGAAGCATTGGTAATTCTACCTTTAGAATCAACTACAACTTTTGTATATGTGCCACTAGAGGTATCGGTGCCATCATAGTGGGGTAGTGAAGCAACCAATCCAAGAACGGTATTAATTGTCAGGTTAGAAGAACCATCAAAAACACCAGAACCAGTAACGTCTTGCGCTAACTGAATCTGTCTGGTTGAAGATAATCTCGTTGCAGTGGACGCATTACCAATAATTGAAGCGGTAATTGTTCCTGCAGAAAAATTTCCATCGGCATCACGTTGAACTAATGTGTTAGCAGTTGCCGACACAGATTCAATTGGTCTCTCATACCTTAATGAGTTCCATGCAGTAACACCATCACCGATTTTGATACGACCTGTATCAAGTTCGATTCCCAACTCGCCTTGAGCTAGAGTTGGGTTTGCATTACTCCACTGCGTAGCCGAGCCACGTCTTAACTGAATTCTATTTGCCATTCCCGAAAAGGTGAGAGATTACGCTTCCAAGTTATTTATATGCAATAAAAAAGAGGGACTTTCGTCCCTCAAGTAATTATTCCGCTACTTCCTCATCTGGAGGATGAGATGCGGTTTCTTCTTCACCGCCAGCACCATAATATTGAAGTGTTTCAATCGCACCTTGAAGTTTCAAAGCGGTCACTTCATTTTCTTTAATCTTTGCTGCAAGTTTTTGATTTTCACTTACAATATTTTGAAGACGCTCTTGAAATTGGGCGAGCATTTCTTCTTGAGAAACTTTTTCAATTGTCATGATGTTTTTTCTTGATTTTGTACTAACGTTAGTAAGAGAGACTTAATATCACTCATCTCAGATTTTAACTGAGAAACATCTTTTTGTAAAGCCTCTTTTTGTTCTTGCTCTTGTTGTCTAGCTTTGTAGGCAGACATATATTTTTCATATTCACTTTTATTAGAGTTATCGAAACTCCCTGAAGAGTTTCGATACCAACTGTCATGTCCTTCAACTGGTTGTTTCATTATACTGCAAGAGCAATTGCACGGAGGTCCTTGATAATTGGTGTATATGCCTGATTGGCAGATACAAACAGAATCTTGATTTGATATTGTGTGAAATCTAATCCAGATACTTCATATTCATAATCAAAATATTCTTCCAAATCACTTGTTCCTGGAATTGATGCATCCGCTGTTGGGAAATATTCAAAACCGAGAGACTCAATCGATTCAGTAGAACCTTTTGGTAACACTCTATATAGAGGTTTAATGAATGTATTGGGTGGGCGGAATCCCGCAAATAACAATTTAATAGAAGATGATGGATTTGTCAACGTTGCAACTTTACTGATGTAAACAGCATCGTGTGCGTCACCTGTTGCTAATAATGCAGTATTTGGATTTGCTGGATTGTTAATCCTATTACTGATAGTTGTAATAGACATTCTATCGGTATCGAAAATTGGTGATAACGTAGAAATTTCACTGGATAAAGCAATGTCCAATCGGAAAGACTTCGCACCATTCAACTCGGCATCTTCATTTGCTTTAGAGCAAATCAGTCTTGGAGACTCAAAATAATTATCATCAGACAACAGAATGTCAGAGAACAACCCATCGTTCACAAACGAATTTTGTGTTACAGTCTCTCCATCATTAATCGATGTGCCAGATACCGTATTAACTCTTGCCTGAACTGAAGTCTTGGGCATAACAAGTGTTTGTAATTGTGGAGCAAGAATTTCAAATTGAATATTTTGCGTTGCAACTACATTATCACCACCAGAATTAATGCCAAGAGTTGCGATAGATGTTGTAGGAATATCGTAACTATCAAGTGTTGGAGTGGTAATACCAGCATGAGTTTTATTAATCTCTGTCAAAGGAATACCATCCAAGTTATAACATTCAACTACAGACTCATCTGCGTGAGCAACAGCTGTCGTAGAACCAACACCTCTTTCATATACCGTGATTGTTTTTCCATCTCCACTAATTCCAGAGTAAGAAATAATTTCATTTCCAATCTTAATAAAACCAGTATTCGATGTGCCAACATTACCGCCATTGATTCTAGTATGGAATGCAAGTGCATCATTAACAGAAATGGAAGTATCGGATGCAGAAATTGAAGATGTTAGATATGTATCACCAACTTCCGACTTAGCACCACTAATAACAACGTTATTATCAACATCATGCATACCATGATTTTGATGCCTGATTCTAATCTTTCTTTGCCCACTGGTATATGTTGGCGAAGTGCTTACAAAAATGTCACTTACATCTAAGGGAGAACCTTCAGTTGCATCACCAGAATATGTAATAGTAGAAACAGTTGCGTTTACACTAGATTCATCACCATTAATAGTTTCTGTACTAGGAGTGAAGTTGGTAGAAACATAACGGAGTGTCAGTGTATTAGTCCCACTATCCCAAGTAATAACTTCTGCTGTAGGAGCATTTGCACTATTACCAGTAATTGTTTCTCCAACAATAAAGTCGCCGCTAGCACCAGTAACAACCATTGTTGCAATCGTCTTAGAAGATACAACTCTGTTAGTAATTACACCACCAGTGTCAGAACCTTGTTGCCAGACTCCAGAAATATCATTAATTGTCAATATATTTCCACCAGCACTTTCTGTAAAGTCGATAATTGTACCTTCTGCTAAGGTAGTTTTTTGATAAACTCTAGCACCAATTGTGAAATTAGCAGTTGTGGAGTTTAAAACCAACTGCAGTTCTGGTTTAAATGTTTCAATTGGATCATTTAACAACCTGAGTTGACCATTATTACCTAAATCAAGTTCTGCATTGTTAAGAACAATGGTGGATGTTGTAGTAGTATCAAATTCTGCTCTATAAAGCTGGAACTTCATATCTTCATACTGGTCGGCAGTCCAAGTAGTTGCGTTCTGAGACTTGAACAGAACACCCGCATATGGTTGCTCCGAGATAGTTCTGTCTCCAGAAATATCAATCTCACCCATTCTGGAAATCCATACTTTATATTCATTGGAGTCGGAGAACAGAACAAAGCAATGTTCAACAGACTGAGGAATATAAACTGGTGCGGCAAAAGTAAACTTAGTTGCAATAGCACCAGTTTCAGATGTTTGAATGTTGTCTGGTGTAATAGTTACATCAGAGAATGGAAGAATAGTTGCGGTAGGATATCCATTTTCCATTGTACGAATTTGCATGGAAATTGGAATATTATCATCCTTTGCACTGAAGTATACATTGACGGAAGTAACATATACACCACCTTCCTCTTCAATAAGGAACGATTGTGCAAGAGGGTCCCACCAACCAACCTGACGAGTAGTTGTTCTGGTAGTACGACGTGTTCTTCTCTGGGTTACTGTGTCGCGTACAATGTCTGCATTACGAACAGCAAGAATATTTTCTCTAAGGGTGTTTAAAGTACCAGCAGCTTGATATTCAACTTCAGCAGATGAATCTACTGCACCTGCTAAACGACTATCATTTTCATTGGTAGTTAAACGAATTGTTCTTGTACCAGTTCTCCATCTTGGATTGGCATTATTACTAGGATCGGGAATGAAGAAACTTCCTCTATATTGACCTAATCTGTCGGAAATAAGTCTTCTATTTGCAACAACTGCTCTTGCACCCGACTCACCTTCAAGAATTTCGCCAACCTGAATATTACCATAATACTTACCTTCTGCTTGCTTTGCCATGGTAAGCACGTTAATATTCAAAACATTAGTTGTGGAAGAATATGACGCAGGAAGTTCTTCGTCAGTATAAGGACTCCACGTATAATAATTATTTGGCGACAGGCAAAGCAACTTACAACCACTGGTCAAACCAGTAATAGTTTCACCAACAACGAAAGGTGTTGAGTTAGTTCTGCTATCAACAGTTGGGTCTTTGATAAGTTCAATCAGTTTTGGTGTGATGTAATCGTCAATCTTTTTACCATCGAAGAAAGCGTAGAAACTTGTTCTTGGTTTGAGACGAGCACAGTCAAAACGAATATTTCTGGAACGAATCCAAGGAATGCTGGTGGTTGCAATAATGCTGTCACCTTGAGAAACATTATCGATTCTAGGAACAACCCGAGTTCTAATACCAGTTCTACGTTGCCTTCTAGTTGTTGTTACTGTTGTTTGTCTATCAACTGCTCTTCCTCTTCCCCAACTAGAACCGCGACCAGAACGGAAAGTTCTACTACTACTCGTTCTACCAGTCCAAGTTGTTCTCCATGCACCCCATTGAATAGGTGCAAAACCATCATTTCCAGCACCCTGCTCGCGCAGTGTAGATTCAAAATTACCTTCAATATTTGTAACCCGTGCTGGAACTCTCCTAGTATCAATCCAATCATCCGACGCTGGAGTTAGGTCAATGCGACCAATATAGGTAAAGACGTTGAATGGGTTGACGTTCTCAACACGAGATGCATAAGGTTGATCGATAATCAACAATTCTGAGTATGGAAGAGTGATAATAGGACCAGTCTCTTGAATATTGGACGACAATGTAGTATTGAGAGTTAGAGAAACATTTGTCGTGTAATGAGATGGGTGACAAGCACCCTCAAGAAAATCTAAAGATGCACTAAAATCTTCCAGACTCAACGCAGACTTAGATTGATTAGTAAAGTCATCGACAAAGAATCCATTCTTAAGACGACTATTTCCTGTAGAATCAGTAATATCTAATCCAAATGTATCGGTTTCTAAAAGACTGAGAGAAGTGTAATATTCAACGTTATCAAGTCTTTTTTCAATTTTACCAATATCACGCATGGTGTAGCGTCTGTTATCAGACTTTTCAATTGTAACGTCTCTCTCAGGGTCAAAACCATATGGTTGATGTCTGAGAACTGCTAAAAGCATAGCATTCTGAAGATTATCTGGTTCAGCAGGTTCTTCAGCAGATTTACCTTTAGTAACTTGGAACTCGCCTTCTTCAGTCAAATATAATTTATCGATTCTTGCTAGATACCAATCATAGTCACAGCGGAAATCGCTATCCAACTTGGGAATATCAAATACAGTTGCAGTTGGTGTGCCACTAACGTTAAAGACGCGAGATTTGAAGTCGAATGTAGAGCAATTTACATACGCAGGAGAGGCGACACTACCGACTCCAGAGAAGAGATTCTTAACACCAGGGCGGAAATCAAGATAATCTGGAAGATATTTGCCATCATAAATGGGAATATCTTCGTAATCTGTATCAAGATAGGATTGACCTCCAAAGTAATCACCAGTTGCAGAATGACTATAATAATCAACGACTACCTTTAACTTTCTAATAGGTGTGGCAGTTCCTTTTCTACGTACAATTCTAGAGCAATCATACATAAATCCTGTCTGAGCACTTTCAAGATAATATCTATCGGTAACAACCTTAGAACCAGCAACTACAGAACCGTCAGCATCGTTAATAATACCAGTTAACTCTTCGCCATTACTATCAAGACCTGTGATTGTTTCACCAAGAGCGAATTGCCCACTTATGTAGATAACCGATAACTTGAGAGATCCAGAAGCAAATTCAACTACTTTAGCACGCGATTTAGAAGTTTTGCCAGTGACAATAGTTCCAACTGCGAAGAATTTGGGTTCTACCAAAGTGACAGAAGGAATTACGGGGTCACTATCATCTAAAGACTCATAGACTGCGTGTAGTTGGTATGCATCCTTAAGTCCAAGAGAAATTTCTCTATCCTCAATTCTAGTACCATAGATATTTAAATATGAGAGATTATAATTTTGCTTGTCTAAATTCTTGATAGACTTATTAACCTTCAGGACAAACATCTCTTGAGAAGATTTTGTTTTTCTCTGAGTGACGTTTTTGGAAATTGTCGCAGTCACTTTGATGGAAGTGATACTCGTCAGATTGTTAATCTGAATAGTAGTTCTATCGGAAGAAGTAAAACTAGTATATCCTAAAGCACCTGTATCAGCAGTTTCAATTGGAAGAATGCTACCAACTGGATAGTCAACATTTGAACCACCGAGCACAGTAAATGTGTAATTTACATTTGAAATTGCTGCAAATTGTTCGTTTTCAGGAAGAGTGATAGAAACGGAGTTTGCAGATACCGTCTGTCCATCGAAAGTTCTTCTAACAGTCATAGACTCGTCAGAAATACTCTTGATGTATGGTTTTGGCATTGCACTCAGCAAATCTGAGTTATCGTTATTGCCAGATAATTGACCTCTGTATCTAACTAAAGTATTGTAATCTCCAGGAGTAGGAGCATTTGATGGGGGTTCGGTAACTCTTACAATTTGAGCAGGATAATTAAAGATGACGTTCGTTCCAGTTCCAGTTAAATTGGTTGGAGTTACATAGTCAACATCAACATATTCGGTTTTACTGAAATAAATTCTATCTCCAGGTCTAAGGTCTGCAGAGAAATTAGAATTCAGTCCAGTAATAGTTTGTCCAACAGATGCAACATCAAAGGTCAAACTAGCAGCACCACCGCTGCCGAGTTGCGAATCAGCAACGGTAATAGTTTCATCTACAATATAATCAAATCCACCCTTCACAACAGTAACGGTTGCCGCACCAGTTCCATCAACATCGATGGAGAACTCGGCACCAAAACCACTACCATCGGTAGTAAATGTAGTAACAGAATATGTACCTTCAGTTCTAAGTGCATCTGCACTACTAATAGTGTCTACAGTTACAATATCTGCACTAGTATCACTGTAGGTAAAGGATAGACCTTGAATTACCAATTCATCCTGTAAGACAACATCTGATGTAAACTCAATTGCTTGAGTAGATTCGTCTCTCGTAACAATTTGCCTTACATCAGAATACTTGTAGTTATATACTTTTTCAATGGTATCAAGATTAATACCATCAACAGATACCATTTCACCATCTTCAAATGCACCTGTGACATGATATACCTGAATATGGTCATCAGCAGATTCTGCATCAACAACTAGTCCAGTTGCACCAGAAGAAGCACCTTTGATAATGGAACCTGCAGAAATCGTAACACTGCTAGATAATTCCATTACAGTGAACATTTGAACATCAAAGACGTTCAGTTTATATTGATCGTCAGTATTTCCGAATGCATTATCTGGATTTTGATAAAACTCCAGAGACGCTGCTCTAGCATAACCAATAATACTACCGCCAGCAACTCCAGGAGTTGCTGTAAATCCATCACGCAATTCTAAAGTCTGGTATGCACTACTAATAGACGTGCCAGAAAAATTGGGGAATCCGTAAATATTTTCTACAATACTAAAGTTCCCAAGTTCAAACGGAATAATCGCATTTTGTGCGGCATTAGTTTCTCTGGGTTTCTCCAAATCAACATATGTTGGAGAAAGAGTTTTAGTACGATATCCTCTGACATATGCCGCACCAGGACCAATCTCAATCGAATAGAGTCTTTCCTGAGCAGCTACACCACCACTGGTAATTTCATTAAGTTGATATACACCATTGTTAAATCCATCATCAAGGTTTTCCCTCATGGTGATTTGGAAATCCTGAACAACATAATCACCAGACTCTTCATAAGTTCTGGTTGCCATTGTCCTTTCAAGTTCATTATATGCACTTCTATCAACAAGATTTTCTACTCTGTTTCCATTGATACGAAGCAATTCAATAAAATCTTTATCAGCGTCATCAGTTAATAGTTTTTTAGTTAATCTTGTGCTGATTTTGAATCTGTGAGAACCAGGAGCAGCATAATTAGATGTGCCTGCAGCGTTATCATTGAGTGTTGAGTCATCTTCAGGTGTAACAATAGATTCAAGAATATCTAGACCAATTCTATATTGAGGATTTGTGCCGTATTGGTCTAAAAGAATGTATTGATAAGGAACATCAACAAAGAAACCTCTAATGAAGTACACACCCTCCTGAACATATGCAACAGAACCAACCTGAATCGCAGAGGTTGGAAGCAGTTGTGCAAATGGAGACCCAATCTCAATCAAAGACGTACCAAAAGTAATCTCTTGATTGGTAACTAATTGCTCGTTATTACTAAATGTTGTCTGAGTATTTTCTTCTCCCCCAGACTCAATATACTTAACATATAAAGTGATGTAACCTTTTTCAGAATCAGATTCTGAAATACTGTACAAGACTTTTGCCTTAATACCAGAAGTAAGACCTTCAATAATCTTACCATTTAACTGAGTTCTATAATCTTCAACGGTAGCACCCAAGAAATTTGCTTGGAGCATGATAGCATCAACACTCAGGTCATAGCCTACTTGACCTGGGATGACCATCGCACCATCTTTAAACAGGTGAGAACCTACGCTCTCGACCTGATTCTGCATGATGCTTTGCATCGTGGTGAGTTCCCTTGCCTGAATAGGGAAACCAGGACGAAACAGCACTCGATAAAAGTTTTTCGCCTTATCGAAGTCGTCGTAGTAAGGGGAAACGTTGAGATTGGTATTTTGTGCCATTAGAACTCGATTACGATTTTGATGTCTTCTACTTGGTCGTTTGCACGACTAATTGCTCTTCTATTATCTATATAAACAACGTCACCGCTATTTGATTTAATTTCTGGTTTTGCATATCCAGAAGTAAATCTCATACCCAAGTCGTACTCAGTATTGTTAATAGTTCTAGACGATGTGTTTGGAACTGCAGGGAAGTTCACATCTGGTTGTCCAGCAGCACCAGAAGTAGCACCACTGATAACGTTAGAACCATCAAATTCATTTTGAGTACCAGTAACTTCTGGGAAGATACCGTCAATCGCGTTTTGATAATACTTAAGAACCTTTGTTGTTGGATTCCAAGAAATTACACGAGCACGAGCAGTAATGTTTTGTCCACCAATAACACGAGTTTGTGTAATAATTTCGTCTGGGGAATAATTTCCTTGGAAAGTTGGTGGGAAAATAACTGCTTTAGCAGCGGAAACTGTCAAATCAGAAATAAGTTCTTCAGTACCAAATTTAAGAGGATTTGTAATGAGACCAATACGACGGTAGTCGTTATCAATAGGAAAGTCACCTGCACCTTCATCATAAGAAAGTTTAGCATTAATCATAACTCGGAACGCGCCCATTTCAACAACTGGGTCAGAACCATGACCACCAGGAGGAGGAATAATAACATCAACTTGAGCACCAGTTCCTGTGCCAATTCCAGTAATATTCTCTACACTAACTTTTCCGAAAGTGTATCCTGTTCCGCCAGATGTAACGGTAGCAGAAATAATTTTACCACCATCAACAACAATGGATAATCTACCACCAGTACCATCTCCATTGATGGAGACGTTATCATAAGTTCCATTATTATAACCAGAACCAGAACCGTTAATAACAACGGTGTCAATTTCCCCAGCGACAGCATTTGTTCTTACTGCATCATTAGTAAACACTGGCATATAATCACCAGAGAAAAACTTAAGAACACTTGCAACTGGGATTGTATACATGTACTTCCAACGATATCCATCACCCGTTGTAATAATAGCAGTCGATGTGCCCGTTGGTTCTACAGTAGAGGGTTTACCATTGGGGTCGGAAGGTGATGTTCCGTTGTAAATGCACTTATATACTTGATACTGAGAGTTTACGACGTAAAAGTCAGAATCATACAGTTTAGTTGCACCAGAAGAAGCAGTCTTACTAGGAGAATAATCATGACGATACATGTCATAGGTAAAACCAAGTCCACCCGTAGTTTGTTCTGGAGATACCCAGTCAATTCTACGAACAACTTGAATAGTATCAGAAGCGAGTACTCGCTTCAAAGAAACCATATCATCGTATGCATCAGAAAATTGAGAGAACGAATCTACCGCCTGAGGTGGAGAATTTTCGTTGTCCCATGACTGAGGTCTTCCAATAAACAGATAAACTCTGTCTCGATTTTCACCTGCGTCTGCATCACTTTGGTTGGCATCAGGACCCTCCAAAGACTTGATAAATTTTTTCGCAGAAAAAATTCTAAATTGATCAGTAAGTAAAGCTGCCATTTCCTATGGATACAATGTTCCTCTACTTGTCTATTTATGAGGTTTGTACAACTGTCTGATAAGAGACACTCTTAATGCGATAAGATGCGCCAGCATTTCCTACTAATTTTTCTCCACCCAAAATTGCATATGCCGCCGCTCCCGCGCCAGTTGTATCGCTTGGGTCGTTAGTAAAATCAATAGTAGGATGAAGAACTCCAGTAGTAACCTCTTGCACATATCCATAACCACCATTAGTGATAGTCAAGGATGATATCTGGTCACCAGCAGTCGTCATAACAGGAACAGCAGTTGCTTGAATATCCCCAATATTCTCAATAGTAATTGTTGGTAATGCTGAATAGTTTGTTCCAGATTCCTGAACTACAATATCTACGACTGTGCCTGTAGATGAGAATTCATACAAATATCCATTTACTCCAACATTAACATTACCTGTGTTATACGGAACAACATCCTTAACGACTAATACTCCAGATTGAGAATCCCAAGAAACTACGGTTCCTCTAACTCCAGAAATTTCTCCTGTAACAATTTCATTTACTCCATAATTGGCATTATTACCAACTGTTTTATCTAAGGTAATTGTAACTAAAGCAACGTGCTCGACACCTTCTGATAATCCACCAGCAGCAGTAATATTTGCATATTTTTGCTCTGGATATGGAGTAGCATCTAAGATACTATCGCCAACTTGGAACAGGGTGGTATTTTGACCACCTTGAGTTTCCTCAATACCATACAGAGAACTATAAATGCCGCCATCAAGATTGATTTGTCCATCATATCCAGTACCAGTATTATCGAGGTCAGGAATTCCATCACCCGCACCATCATTTTCGGCAATATCTTCAAATGCTCTGTTTTCTAAAATTGTAATTCCAGTTGCTTGCAATAATGCAATCTCATCTCCTTCCGAAGTAATGACAGTGTGGGGATTAAATCCGCTTCCAGCAGTTTCGGCAATACCCGCATCAAATTGAACAATAGCGTCCTCAGTAGATGCAATACCAGCATCAATGAATGCCAGTTCATCAATTTCAAATGTAACAAACAATTCTCTGGTATTAGGGTTCCAATCATATACTTTTGCGACTTTATTATTTGCACTCTCAACTCTTCTTAATACTCTATCACCAACGTTAAATTGATACGTAGATACACCAGCAACATTCTGAGTAGCATCTAAAATAACTCTTTGGTCATAATTGAAATTTGTACCTCTTGTAAGACCCGTAAATCTACCAGTGCTCTTTCCAGTGTACGAAACAATTTCATTATTAATGATAAACTCACCAGACCCAGGGAAAGCATCTGTCGAATCTACATAAATGGTATCATCTGCAGCTGCTACGTCCTTAACTAATCCAGTTAGGTACTGAATCTCCGAGTTAAATGCTTGTCTTGCTCTATTTTTTCTCTTTAAGTTTACGAGTTTTGTGAAGATAATATTTGGAGGATTGACATATCCATTTCCAGGGTCCACAACTTCAATATCGACAACTTTACCCTGGTCTACTCTAGCAACTGCTTTTGCTCCAATTCCTCCGCCGCCAGTTATATAAATGTATGGTGGTTCTTGATAAAAATCTCCTTGATCGATAATATCAATTCTATTAATTTTTCCTAGATTATTAATCTCAGCTGCACCTTGAGCTCCTTGCCCACCGCCACCTTCAAAAATAAGTGTTGGTGGAGTGGCAAAACTCCTACCTTCATTCAATATTGTTAATCCTGTAACAGTTTGAACGACTGGTACAATTTCTGCTCCAGAACCTTCACCACCCAAAACTTGTGCTGTTGCGGGAGTAAAATAACCGTCCCCATTCTTCGTCATCTTAATATAGGAGACCTCTCCATTTTCATTAAGAATGACGTTTCCTTCGGCACCAGATGGGAACTCTGAAATAAGTTCAGGAACAGTGTCTCCTTCAAACAATGGAGCACCGAAAAGTTGTGGTCCAAAACAATAGGGGAATAAAGGATTGCCGCTATCATCTTCCGTTAAGAAGTATGCATATGTTCCGTTCGGATATTCTGGAGTAACGACATACGCACCATTATGAGGATCTAAATCCCCAACCGCCTCATCAAAAATATAATCCTGATATAAATGACCCATCAAGTATCCATCTTGAATACTTCTTACACCATATTGTGCGTTTGCATATGAATATGTGTATAACAATCTAGGAACATCAGATGCAACCTCAAACCTAAGTTCTCTAGTTGTAGAAGTAGTAAAGTTATCAACATAATTGTCATATGTGACTTCAGAACCATTCAAATAGAATTTTAAGTTTGGATGTCTAAAAAGATACTCCAAATTGCCAACATCACCAACATCTTGTGTTGGATGCCACCCATCTTCATCGTCAGAAAATAATAATATATTTCCGTCATTAGAAGAATCGTCCTGATTGAAAATATATGTTTTACCTCTCTTAAGATTTAAGAAATTTGTTACTGAACCATCATATAAGAACTTTCCTCCAGAAGTTGTTACTGTGTATGTAATAGTTTCTGCAGTAATAACTTCTGGTCTAGCACCATCAATTTCAGAACCAACTTTAAATCTATAAGACGGAACTGCTTTCCGTATAGCATTATTTTCCCCAAAGTATCCATACGGACCGTAGATGGGATAACCATCAAAGGACATGCCAAGAATTTTAGAGTGTCCATCAGGATGTCGGGAAAAGTCGTCATCACCACCACCATATGTAATAGACTTAACACCATAGTGGTCAAAAACAGACCCACTACTAGTTGCTTGGTAAATATAGACTACTTGATTTTCCCTTCTACTATCGGGAGGAATGCTGACAGTAGTAGTTTTTAGTGTGGTAAAGCTGGTATCCCAATATGGAGCAACGACACTAGAACCATAAACAGTGCCAGAGAAGAAAATTCTAAGGTCTTCATTAAAATCTGGTTGTTCACCACCATTAGAACTATTACCCCTGATAACTTCAATGTCAAGGGTAAATACATTTCTAAGGTCTAAAGTAAGTCTAATATATCTCTGACCGTTAGCGTTACCAAATCTTACATGTCGTCCAATATTAAATCCACTAGTACCAGTACCACTGCCACCATCGGTGATAAAAGTTCTAGATAACGCTCCATTATATTCACTAAGAATATCATCTGGTTCAATGGTAACTGCGCCCTTATAATATTCTCCAATGTAATAGTTATTTGGTGTTGGGTCATTATCTGGAGTAGTATCAAGGACCATGTATCCTTCATGCCCTTCATATCCAGACATATATCTGTGATATTGGCAGTAATAATAAATCCTATTCGTTTCATCTTCATTCATGATAAAGACTGCATTGAATGGATTTTCATAATCCACTGCAAGAGCATTAGACTCACCTGTGCTATTCAGATACAAATCTCCCGAATTAAGAATACCATCTTGAGTGGTGCTGAATTGCATCGGGTGCCCATTCAAGAAATTAGAACTAGGTCGATTTGAAATGTCCGACTGATTCCAAACAATTACGTAATTCTTTTTTACTTGAATATTTTCTGGGGCAAAGTAATATTCACCAGGAATAAAAGGTCCAAACTCTGCCGCCTCAGGACCAAAGTCGATATAGAAAATTCCATTAGTAAACGTTCTTGGTTCTTCAGATATTACAAATGTAAATCCATTTGAACCCAGAATTTCGTCATCTTCTTCAAAAGTTCCAGAAACATTTCTAAGATACAGTTGCGTAATCTGATTGAATTGATTTCTAATAATTTTAACTACTTCGGCAGAAGATTGCCCACCGACTTTAATCAGTGTCCTTCCCACTTGAACAGCGCCAAGAGATTCATCAAGATTCGATATATCAACCAGAATATTATCTACTTCTGTTTTAATATTCCAAACAAATACTTTATGCAATCCCCAGTCTAAAGTTCCATGACGCAACTTAAAGTGTTCGATTAATTTAGATGATTGATAATAATAGGAATTATTATCAATCACGCCGTCATACGGGTCTGCTCTTTTTACATGACTATTTGCAACGGAATCTAATTCAAATCCAACTGGAGCTGCACCTGCCTCAGAACCCCATTCTGGAGTATGCAAAAGCACACCATTGGCCATGATACCAAGTACTTTATTCTTTTGAAATTGTCTATTTTCACCAAAGGGGACTTGCTTACCTCCCCTATAAATGAATGTTTGGTCAAAACTTCTATCTAAAATTCCACCAGGTCCACCTTGCCTCTCTTGAATAATATCCGAGGGTTTGGGGTCATTATCACTTACAATACGCAATCTGTCTACAAGATTACCTTCAGAATCAACCTCAAACTCTCCAGTTGTTTGAGAGTTTGGATGATTTTGCCAAATTCTATTAATGTCAAATGAATCGATAACTCCTAAAGATTCTGCGTTTGGAATAATTTGCAAACGCAACGGGTCATACCCACGCCCTCTTTCCAGAACTCTAACGTGAATAATTTTACCAGAAACATCGTCAATAATAGGATATAATAATGCCTCTTCTTCTGGAATACCGCAACCAGTAATCGTCAGTCTTGGAGGGTCCGAAGAATCATAACCACTTCCAGAATTGACAATTTCTACAGCACGTACACCAAATACGGTATCAAAAATTGGCTTAATAACTGCGCCAGAACCAGGAACTGTTCTTGCCATTTATTGCTATCCTCAGCTTACAACGATGATGGTTCCATTCATGGCAGCATGAACAGTACATTGATAATATAAAGTTGTCGGTGCATCCATAGGAACCGTCCAATAAAGAACCGATGTTCCATTTCCAGACTGACCCGATGTATATGGATTACCACTTAAACCAGTTGTCTCTTGAATTCTAAATGGATGGTTTGCACCATTTGCACTATTATCGAATGCATAAGTGAACCCTCTATGCACATAAAGAGTTGGATCATTTGCAGTATTTGGGAATCCAGGTCCACTAAATGTAAAGTCCGTGGAACCATTAGCACCAAGTTCCCACCAAGTAAGAGGACTTGCAGTTCTAACCCAATTATTGCCATTATAAAAAAGACTATCGCCCTGAGTTAATCCTGATAAGTCAGTATCAGTGAGACCAGAGAAAGTTGATGTTACAGTTCCAGTAAAATCGATTGTTAGTGTATCACCTGTAATAGTAGTTCCAATATTAGAACCACCAACAACTGCAAGTGAATCTGCAGCAGAATCTGCTGTAGTGCTTCCAGTATCAGCAGTAACCGTAGCAAAAAGATTTAGTTCAGTAAGACCAGATTGGTCATCCGCAGGAATCCACTTACTATCAGCAGAACTCCACTTTAATACTTGGTTATTTAATGGTGCTGCAGTTACTGTATCAACATCATTAAGAGCATTAATACCCGAATATTGAGTAAGAATGGCTGCTCTAGTATCACCGACTCCACCAGCAGTGATATTGATATTTACATATGGATTATCATCACCGTCTACGGTAAAAAAGTATCCAGGATATGTTCCTGCTGCGGGAGCATTACCCAATGCAGCATATTCGTTTCTATAACTGATATTGGATGGGAAATCTACAGATCCAGTTGAACCATTAAACACACTAGTAGTGCCACCAGCAACAATATTGACACTACCAGTTCCATTTGGGTCTAAAACAATATTACCACTACTGGATGAAGTAATATTGTTGCCATTAACGTCTAGTGCTGTTGTTAATAATCCAAAGTCACCAGGAAGAAAACTGGTTCCATTATATTTTAAAACCTGACCAATAGCAGCATTACTAGTTGAAATTAAGAGGGTACTGCCATTACCAATAGTGGAGTAAATTTCATCAAAGTTATCATTAACCTTATCACCACCAATACGGAGGGTATCCCCCGTATTGTCGTTTGCTGCAGCACCTAACCCAATAGTTTGTTTAGCCATTTGTTGCTAGTTTTTTAGTTATTTATAGAACATATCAATCATAAATAACCAACTCTTCGCCATAGTCAGCGAGGTTGGGTGGAGTCCAGTCGTCGGGAACTTCGGATTCGACAAGAACCTCTGGTGCCTTATATCCACTACCAGAATTGGTAACTTCAACAACATTGATTCCAACAATTGCTCTGATGTTTGCATCAAATCCACTGATAGAATCAACACGAACAACAGGTCTATTTACATATCCAGAACCAGGTGCAGTAATTACGACCTTATCGATAAATCCAGTTCTTAATATCGCGGTTGCATCTGCATTTTGTCCAAACACAGAACCAAGATAGTCGAACGTAATCAAAGAGTTGGAAGATTCAATAACAGCAACTTCACGGTCTTCAGTTTCACCCTGAATGGAAATAATATCACCTGGTTCAATTGGTGGGACAACTTCAGCAGCATCAACGTCTGCTTCAGAACCAACGTAAGAGAACGCTGCAAAACTAGATCCAACGCGAGGAATTTCCGAGAAGATAATTCTCGAACCAACAATCTCAAAACCAACACCAGGTTCCTGAATAACACCATTGAGTGAAACAATAATGTTGTTTTCAGGTCTAATTGTAGAAGATTGTACACCCTCTGTCAAAGTCAGCGAGTAGAAAACATCATCGCGCTTGAGGTTGAAAGACTGACGCAGCGAGTCAAACTCGAACGAAATATCATCCAACTGTCTCAGTTTACCAACATAGAATCCAGTAAATGTTGAACCAGGATCGGGTGGTTCGCTAAATTGAATTTTATCGGAGAATGCGTTGTATGCATTGCCAGCACCAGGAGGTTGCAGAATACCATTGACAAAGATGAGCATGTGACCTGCAGGATCGGGCAGGTATGCGGTGCCATTATTGATAGTAAGGTCAAATGTAGTTTGAGAACCATCAAATCCTCTGAAGGATCTCTTCACGCGGGCGCGTGCGATAACCTTATCAAGAATTACGGACTTATAACCATCAGTAGAAATTACATAGTCATACTCAGACCAAGTTCCAATAACGTTAGTCAAATACAGGCGCTTATTAATACCAACTGTGCGAATATCATTAACAAGACCATAAGCACCGCCAGAAACAACTACTTTTGTCGTAATTGTAGTATTTGCAACCGCAAGAGCACCACCGCCAGCAGGACCAAAGTCTGCAATTGGGTCTGTAATGATAAAGTCGCCAACAATAGGTGAAATGTAAATGTAATTGTTATCAGTATCAACACCCGTGATAATTGCTTGCTTAGAAGTGTCACGTCTAGAAATATATCTGTAGATATAATTACCAACAGTAAATCCAGATGCATCAGCAACACCCAGACGGGTATAACCGCCAGAAATAATTCTGGAACCAATGGAAACATCTAATCCAGTATATTGCTGTACTTCAAGATATAATTCTGTGGTTCCAGCGTAAACAACACTTGTTGTCTCATATGTTCCAACTAATGTATCCGTATCAACTGTTAACTTACCACCAGAGTTGTCAAGAACTGCAGACTCAGCACGTAGGAATCCTGTAGGAGTTGCGGTATAGCTATTTGTATATCCAAGGAAAGGAATATCTTCTGTAAAATTACCAATAAGTTTAATGAGATGAAGTCTATTCTCAATAGCACTGAGAACTGCTGTTGTAGTATTCTCCTGTCCTTCGATTACATCTAGAATTTGCCAGGTTCCTGCTGTAACTTCAACATCGAGATACTTATAGTTTTCATCTTCAAAGAATCCATAAACAAGACCAGTTACAGAAGGATCGCCCTGCTTTTGTACCTCTTCGCCCATAGTGAAAGGTCCATCAGTAATATCACCATCAATACGGAATCTCTTGAAGACCTTGGCAATTTTTGCTCTATTTTCAAATACTGTCTTAACTTCAGCGTTATTATTGCTGTAAAGACCATAGAAGTAATCAGAAGTAGTAATACCTCCACCAACTCCTGTGGGTAAATATGTAATTCCATATTCTTTAGGGGGAAGAGTAATGCCAGGATTAACAGTTACTCCTGCATAGTAGATACTATTGTCAAGTTGTTGTCTATAGAAGTCAATATTCTCCCTAACAATTGTGAGAATTGCGTCAGTATTATACTCCAATCTCCAATCGGGATTATCAAAGGCATAATTAGAATTAGCAGAAGGAGATGCTAATGCACCATTAAGTGCCGCTTCAATATAATCTTCTAAAATTGTCAGAGCAAAATTCTTGATGTTGTATTCAGAATTAGAGTAGAAGATATCACCGCCAACAGCAGTATATGCATCAAAGACACCCTTATTGAGTTTAGCACCCCAAACAAAAATACCCGAAGTACCATCACCAGTATAAATTTGTGCTCCACTAGCATTTCTAACTTCAACTTGTGTTGTAAGGTCAGAGAAACCGAAGGAGAACTGCATAGTAGCATATACTCTATACCAACCATTTCCGAATGGAATGACTCCAGTAGAATAACTAATCAATCCACCTTCTGTTTGGAAAATAGAACCAGTAGAACCATCGGTCAAATCAATATCAAAGAATACTCTTTGTTGAGATGCTTGTCCATAATCGAGTGCAGCAATAAATCTGACACGATTAAATTCACCAGCTTTCAAGAATACAGAAGTTGTGTATGTCTGATTTTCACCATCAATAGAAGCACCTTCATCAAAACTAGTTAATGCAGTATCAAATTTAATTAAACCGTCATCAAAAGTGTTGAATGGAGCAAGTGTGTATACTCTATCAAACGTATGGATAGCAGATGTTGCATCTGCTGTAATTTTTTCTGCTGTTTGTGTATTATCTGGAGAAATTGCATTATTAGCAATCCATGTTGTATCACTAGAATTCCAGTTGACTTGGAATGCTTCTGGGTTTGTCCACAAATTAGTTGTAGAGAACTCAGATTCAACTGGAGACTGAATGAGTCTCGCGTCGTTGAATGTCAGTACATTACCAACATTAACGTAGTAATCGAATACAGATCCAACGCCACTAACAGGAATTGTAGATGTTACATTAGAATCTCCACCAGTTAACAAGTCACCATCAGCAAATACTGTTCCTGTAATTGGTCCAATATACAGAGCATTACCAGTATCTTCAAGAACCTCTGCCGTACCACCACCACTGGATGTGAGTGTTTCTCCCTTGGTGAATCTTTGGGTATCAAGAACAACGTTAACATTGGTAAAAGTACCAGCAACTTGTGGATTACCGCCAACAAATGTTACTGTTGGTGGATTTGCTGGGTCATAACCAGTACCAGGATTGGTGATAGTTACGGTCTGAACTACTCTGAGAGTTTGGAAGTCTGCTTCAGCATCTTGTGTTGCGGACAACTCTTCTTCTGCATCGGAGAACAATACCGAGATTACTCCCTCAAAACGTTTTTGGTCATCAATAACACCAAATCTAGCTAAACCATAATGATCATAGATTACGTTATTTTCAAACTGAGTCTGTCTAATTCTAAATCTAGTCTGAGACGTTTTTGCGCCAGCAGGAAGATTGGCAACAACTGGTGTTAATGTCGTAAACGATGCAGCATTAGAACCAGCAATTAAGGTTTGAATTGTTGTCCAAGTTGCACCAAGGTCAGTAGAATATTCAAGAATTAAATCATCATTAGTTTCTGGTGTATCACCACCATTAGTACCATTACCAGCAATCACATAAGCACGGAATCTGTCAGAGTTAATAGTATTCAAATCTGTAGTTTCGCACTGTCTAGCGCCATTTGCAGCACCAAATCTAACATAGCGATTACCAGTTAAGAATCCATCAGTAGAAGTAGTTCCAGCACCACTATTTTGTGCTTCAGTACCAGCACCGAAGTTAACAAAATCATCAGCATCAAAAACAATGCCATCATAAACAATCGAAGTTACCGCATTTCCAGTAAGAATTGCTGTAGCACCATCTTGAGTAATATTTGTGCCACTAAGTGTGATTACGGGTGGATATGTATATCCAGAACCACCATCAGTAACACTAATGATATTCAAAGGACCATCAGGTTCAAGTTCAGCAATCGCTGCTGCTTGAGTGCCAGATACAGGTGCTGCAATTGAAACTGTTGGAGTGCTTCTGTATCCAGTGCCACCAGTGAATTGCAGTTCGCTGATAACACCCTCTCTTTGCAGAGAAATTCTTCTTGCTTCTGTCGTATTTCCAGAAGAAGTATCAGTGATAATAATGTCATGGGAGAGGTTTTCAACCAATCCATCAATAAAGTCATTGTACTGCCAAGAACCAGCACCGAATTGACTGTCGATGACATTGGCAATTTCTCCTCTATAGTAATTCTTATTGAAGAGAAGTTGTTGAGAAGCAAATCTACCTGGTTTACCAGCAGGAGACAGAATATTAACAGCAATGTCAACTAACTCACCATATTTTGCCATAACTGCCTGAACGTTCGTCATGGTCAGTACATCACGATATGCGGGAGTTTCACTGTATACTGCAGAATACAGAGGATCAATTACGCCAACTCCTCTATCATATAACTGATTTTGAATTGCCTTGAGTCCCAAGAATCTCAGTTGTTCAATTGCAAAGATAGTTGCAGAAAGTTGTTCTTCAATGTGGTTCAACTGCAGATTTGCGGTCAAATAGAATTCAATTGCTTCAATAGTGCTATTGTTTCCACCTGTTTGTAAATCGGAGATGATGCTAGGAAGAATGTAACTCTTGAGGTCTCTGATGCAAGTAGTTCTACCCGCACTACCATCTGGATACGAGAATGCATTATAAGAAATATTATTAAGAGTATAAGTAAACTCTTGATCCAGTAAACCTACTGCTTCCTCTGCGATAAAGTCTCTATTGAAATAGAGTCTATCAGCAGCAATATTATAATCATCACCAGTTGGGGCAATTGTATCATTCAACTTGGTAATAAGAGTATCAATTGCACTTTGAACATTGGCACAGTTACCAGGGTCATTAGTAATACCCCAGTCACCGATAATCAATGCATTAGTGTTGGTATCATCAAGGTCTCCTGTGATTGCTTGTTTTGCATAGTAACCAAGTCTTGTATGTGCGTATACAGACTGCCAGATTTGCAATCTAATGTGAAGAAGACGATTATTTGCACCGATGTAGAACTTAGCGGCAGATACTGTATCGAGATTTCCACCAACTTCAATGTCAGTAGCAATAGAGTCGAGGATAAGACCAAGGTCAACTTTACATCTATCGGTTCCGTCACCACTACCATCTTCATTTCTAGGCATGTCCAGCGCAAGGTCTGGATATCTCTGAATGAGATCGTATGATGCTTTATCGACAATTGCAGTTCTATTGGCACGAATTAAGTTTGCGGCATCATAGAATCTGTTTCTATCAACAGAACCAATGATATTGGAATAAAGAACATCATTTGCATCATCGGTATAGTTTGCTGCAAAGTCAACCTCATAGTAATCATCTACGGTAGCACCGAGATATTCAATTTCAGGTTCAACCTTAGTAACACTACCGAGGTGGTCAACAGGAGTAACCTGACTTGCTTGATCGAGGGTGTCAACCAGAATGTTCAGGAGGTTATCTGCTGTGGATACAACGTCGGCACAGTCGCCAGTTGTATAGTTGAGTACAGAAACTGCATTTGTACTTGCAGAAACAAACGTATGTACAAACTGAGCATCTTCTGGAGACTCACCAACGTTCACAGTAATAGTTGTAGCACCTACAGCATCGATGCCAATGACCTTATTATAGAATGGGTCATCAGTACGTGGATAAGCGTGCTGAGTGGCATTATCATCAGAATCACATGTGAATACAATAGAACCAGCAGCAATCTTAATTTGGTCATTGGTAGTCAAACTGTGGGACCCAATGGTCAGAACCATATCACCTGTTGCTGGGTCATAAGTAGCATCAGTTGGAGTAAACTGAGTATATACAGTATTGTTAGAATCTGTAATTGTAGTATCAGTAAACTGAGTTACTCCATGAGAACCAGATACTGTCCAGAGAACATTATTGATGATATAAGGAATCATATCACCAACTTTGTTGTATGCCCAGATTGTTTCTTCAACTTCAGTCTCAATGTGGTTGAGGGTGACTGCAGAGGGAACTGTTCTATCAACATAAATCGCTGCTGCGTCCCACATATGACTGTTGGAACCATTACGAAGGTCTTCACAGATTTGCTGAACTACATCACGGATATCATCTTCACAATTTACATCACCACCAGGAATAACCAGGGAAGGATACTGCTGCTTGGTCAGATAAACAACTTCTTTTGCAATGAAATTTTTGTTTCCTTCAAGTAAGTTTGCAGCATCAAGGTATCTCTGACTATTGCCAGTAAATCCTGCAACTGGAGCAGTTTGATTATTTGCATTATAAGTCGCAAGGATAGCATCATTATTAAAGAGTTCACCAAATGTAAAGTCTTGTGCTCCAGACCAATCTTCCGTGTAAGTTTGGTCATTTTCACCATCAAAGTGAACAAGAAGTTTAGTATTTACATCTCCTTGGAATAATCCATTGCGAGCAGTAAATGCTGCTGTATAACGAGCAAGATTGGAGAATCTCAATTCATCAATATAACCAGCATACAGATTAGCATTTGTATAATCAGCACCAATGCTGACTGGTTTAGCAACATAGGTACTTGCATCAGTTCCAGTTCCAACTTCTGCACCATTAATATACATCTTAGTATCATTTGCCCCAGTAGTATTTCTAACTACTGCAAGATGATACCAAATATCTTCAGCAACATTAGTGCTGGAACTAATGATATCAACACCATTAACATTAAAGCGAGGTTGAGCATTTTCAATATACAATCTCATTGCAACTTCAGTTGCACCAACTCTCATATCAAATAAAGTTGCTGTACCAGTAATAGATGCTACGTCTGGACGAATCCACATTTCAAGTGTATATGGATCGGCGCCAATCGCATAATCAGTAGAAGAAGACTCCGTTACGTAATCTCCCGTTCCATCGAGGTACAGTGATGTATTGCCAAACTTCTTCTGTGTTGTGGAGAGTTTTGCATCTCCATTAAAAGTAAATTCATGTACATCTTTTCCAGTAGAAAGGCATCTTCCAATTTTTCCAAGATAAACAGTTTTTCTTGCTTGATTGTAACCAATAACCTCAGCTTTGGTATCTTCAGAACGAATGATATGACCAGATGAGAAGAATCCAGAGCCATCAGCGTTTGTAAGAGTTAGTTTTCTGATGATAAGTTCTTCAGAAGACAAGAAATCACCAGTAGAATTGCCATATTCAATCTTATGGTTCTTGATAAATTCACCATCTACAAATTCACCACTTTCATTATCATATGGAAGAATGTAATTTGTTACTAATTCATTTTCTGGGAACTTGGTATTAAAATCGGTTACATTATCATCAAAATCAACCACTGCAATCTGAGATTGCGAAATGTCATCAAGAACAATGTTTGGATATGTAACGGAGGAAAGTCTGTCAAAGAGTAAAGCAAAGAAAGAAGAACCTTCAGAAATTTCTACTTGCTCAACAACAGAATCGGTTACTGGGTCTCTATAAGGTGTGGTTGAAGTAATTCTAGCAACAACGCCAGATTGAGCTGCAACAATAACATCACCAAGAACAATATCATAAAGACCAGGAGTTGATTGATATGTACCAGTGGTCTTACTTAAAGTTAAATCATTTGTAATTGTAATATTTGTTCCATAGAAAGGAGTTTCTTGTTGAAGAGAGAGAACGCTCGTTCCAAGTTGACCTCTAAGAACTGTCAATGTAGTAGAATCATTATTCTGTACAATTCCCGTTACCTCAACAATTTCACTACCAATCTGATAATTATCACCAATTGTAAATACATCGGATGGAGGAGCGACAGGTTCATCAACTGTTGCAGTGTAACTAATAACTTCAAATGAAGTTGTAGAAAGTCCTACACCATAACGAAGTTTTGCTAAAGGTGCCTCAGAACCTTTTTCGAGGTTGACATCTTCAATAACAGCAGTATTGCCCTCTAAGTTAGTGATATTTTCACCAAAGATAAAGAGACCATTATTAACTACCGATGTTTGGAGCGTAAAGATTGCTGCAAAACCAGTTGTGTTGCCCAACACAAGTTCATTAGTAGTGAACGCTGTTCCCTCAGTAAAGAAACCAGAAATAGTATTACCAACGACTTTTGTTACGGTTAATCTTGCTCCAGATGCAGTACCAGTTAGGACATTACCCATATTTGGGACAATGCCGCTGATGCTGGTAAATTCCAAATCAACTGTAGAAATTTGCTCAATCTCCACGTTTACATATTTGACACTAGCAGGAGGTGCTGGAGGTTCAGAGAAGACAATAGAATCACTTTGAATCTCAAATGCAACTTCTGGAGTTTGAACAACACCATTAAGAATAACCATCAACTGATTAGCATTAGCAATAACAGGGTCGCCATTATTGACAGTCAGTGGGAATGCAGTTCTAACTCCATCAAACAGATTTGAAATATCATCGATTCGTTGAACAACTGAAGTCAGAATATTTTCTGAAGATGTCAGTCTCTTCTGGCGGAACAGAACCTCAGTGTTATTAAACTCGCTATAAACGGGTTCAACCAGAGTAAAGTTTTGAATATTTGGAACAATTGCTTCATTTGCAAGTTGAACCGACTTTGTTAGTTCAAAGAAAGTGTCCTTGTTAGGAATATTAGTGTAATCACTGATAGACAATTCACCAAATACCTTAAACGATGCTGGGTGAACATTTCTAACGAGAATATCTTTCCATTCACTAATCGATACTGCAGACTTGACCGCATAGGAGAAGTCTTGGTAGTAGTAGGAGTCCTGAATCTTCTGAACAATTTCTGAAGGTTTGCCAACGTCATCAATAAATTGACCTGTTGTTTTGGTAATTGGTCCAACTTCAAGAACACCTCTAGCAATCTTAAGTGTTGAGATAATACCAGAAGACTTAGAAATAACACCAGTTACTCTTTCGCCCTGAACAAATGTTCCCTCGTAATCGACGAGTTTGAGAATTCTAGGACCAACCTGCCAACCAGAGTTGGTAGAAACATATGCAGTAGCAGTTGCAACATCGAGAGAGTTGCCCTGATATACAAGTTCACCTTCAAGGAAGGTAGATGTAATTACATTTGCTTCAGCAGTAGCACCGAAAGAACTTGTTAATACCTGCTGACGACCAGTTCCAGCATTAACAAAATTAATAGAATCTCCAAGTTCAGCATTCGCTGCAGTTAGAGCAATTTTCAGTTGGTCATCTTCCAGAGAATTTTCTGTTCCAGAAATTGCATAGTATGTAGTAGTGCCATTTAGTCTTCCAACAGCACCAGATGCTAGTGGAAATTCAACTCCCTCACCAGTATCAACTACATTCAATGTAATTTCAGCACCATTTTGAATACCATGTGGGAAAGCAAACTGGAGTAATCCAAGGTCAAGGTTAATAACATAGTTGAAAGAAGACTTCAATTCAACACTTGGTTGAGAAGAATAACCTGAACCAGGATCCTTAACTTCAATTGTATTCAATCTACCATTTTTAATAGTAGCTTCTGCAATTGCACCAGAACCACCACCACCAGTAATTACAACCGAAGGTGCTTGAGTATATCCAGAACCAGGATCGGTAACAGTAATACTATCAAGAATACTTGTGGATGTCAGTTGAGCATTAATTGGGAATGTAATTTCTGGTCTCAGTGTATAGTCATGAGTATAATCAAATCCAAAGTTGTTGTTCTTCAGATTCTTAATCTTACCAATCTCCTCACCCAAAGTAAAGAGAGACGCGCCAGTACCAAATGGAGGAATAACAACATTGAGGATTGCACCAGAACCTGTTAGACCAGCGCCAAGAATGCCATTAATTGATTCGATATCGATATAAGCAGTAGTATATCCTTTACCAGGACTTGTAACAACGACTTTTTGTATTTGTCCTGGGATGAGTCCACCTTCATCATCACTACCATCGGCAACGGTAATTGAGACAAGACCACCTTCACCGTCACCTTGAATTGGAACTCCAGCATAAACACCAACCGCATATTCAGTTCCAGGTTCTTCAATTTCAACTCTTTCAATATTTCTAGTGGATTGAATAGAAGAAACAATTGGAAGTTTATTGTAGAATCCACCAGGATTTACAATACGGATATTAGAAATAGAACCAACTGCCTTTGTAGAACTTGTCGAGTAAGATGCATTACTAATGGTAGCAACATCTTCTGGTTGATTCAGAAGTAAGAATCTAAAAGTATCATCACCTCTAGTAATTGTGCCACCAGATGTCGATGTAATCAAGAATGTACCAACATAAGGAGAGAAAGTAACATCTAAGTAACTTTCTGGAATAATTGGAGAATCAACACCAGTTCTAGATGGGTCAAAGTAATATGAGATATTTGTAATTACATCTTCAGTTACTTTGAGTTTTACAGAAGGAGTTGGTACTCCCTGTCCAGTAACACCTGGGGTGCCAATTCTTTCAATAGAGTTGAAAGAATATTCAAGTTTATAAACGGGGTCTCTAGAGAATGAAAGATTTCCACCAAGCAGAGACGAGTGACTAAGGTCAAACAGATACTGGTGACCATAGTACATCTTCAGAGTTGGAGACTTAACAAATACACTCACGCTGGAGGCAGATGTGGCAGGAGATGTAACTGCAACGCTATTTAACTTATAGGTAAATTCTACAGGACTAATAATTTCATCAACAGGGAAAGAACCATCATATTCATCATAAACGGTCAGTCCAACTGTTTGAGATGGATTTCCATCGATGAAAAGTTGTTCACCTTCACGGAGATAATGAAGAGTATTGCTGATTACATATACCGTGTCACTGTTAGCAAGTGCAGTAACTTGTAAAATCTTAGAAAGATTTGTAACTAAATCAATCTTAAGTACACCAGTCAATCCAGTAATTTGAGTAGTTGTATATGAAGAATTGAACGTAATTTGACCAGATTCTAATTGAATTACAGAACCAGGAGAATAAGGAGAAGAACCCCCAACCTCAACAATTCTTACTGCATAATCAATATCATTAAAGGTCTTAAACTTTGCATACTCATCCAAATTATTAGTTCCACCAATATCTTCTGGAGCATCGAAATTGGCAAGATCGATGTCAAATGTTCCAGGAGTAGTATTGTTTATTTCAGCAAATGTACGATTAATTTCGTTAATGTCATTTGGAACAGGTCCTGTAACTCCATAGCTGCTTTGCTCAGCGAATTGTTCAGTGGAAAGTTCATATACATTTAAATCATTGTCCCAACTATTGTTATTAATTGCAACAAAGACTTTATTATTATCATAATCAACTTTAGTAATATAACCACTGTTTACAAATGTTGTGCCATTCTTAAGGACAAGTTTTGCACCAACAGTAAATACAAAGTTCTGATTAATAGTCAGTTCCTGAACATTATCAATTTTAACGATATCAAATGTCTTGAAATAATATCTATCTCTTACATTCGCAGTTACTTTAAGTTTTTGAGAACCTGGGGAAGGAACCGTAGATGTTCTAGAACTCCAAACATCTCTGGAATAAGTAAGAGAAACTGTTCCTTCGGACATCGTGATAGGAGCATCACTATAATCTAGGGATTGTAATCCAGATTCTCCAATGGCATAACCTGTTGATGTAAGAGTCAATGCAGACCCAGTTACAGCAGAAACAGAAGTTCTAGTAAATCCATAATCGGTATTGATGTTAGAATTAAATGTATCTAATCTAACCGCATCGGCATTTTTATCAACCTTGATTCCAAATCCAACATAATCAATGTAGTCATATCTTGCATGTTGTTGAGCAAACCAATCAGTGTCTGTCCAAGTATAGTTGAGAGCAATTGCACTAGCAACAGGAAGAGTGAGTGGATTACCAAAATCACTAGGAGCAGTTACAGCAACTGCTCTGTTACGGATTCTAAGAGAATCTACAAAGAATTGACCTTGATTATCTTCAATAAATCCACCAGCACCAGCAAATCCAGGAATATTGCCAATATGAATATCCTTAGAACCTAAAGATGTATCGTTAACATTACCACTAATTTGTTCGATACCATTTACATATACTTTAAAGTTATTGCCTTCTTTTTTTAAAGAAATTAACTGCCAAGTATCATTCGCAAACAAATTACTATTTGTTCCCAAAGCAGCAGAGGCACCAGCAATAGAATTGGTATCGTTTGCAACAACCAATTCAATTCTACCATTATCAGCAGTACCATCGGTATTATAATATAACCAAAGACCACCAGTTGTATCGGTTGCATCACCAATAGCAAAGAGAGTTTGTTGGTCTGCTACTAAAGTTTCTGCGTATCCATTAGCATCGTCTTTATAGATAAGGAAATCTATAGTAAAATCTCCACCAAGAGCATCACCTAAAGATGTTCCTGCAATCTTTGCTGCACTATTTTCCCAAACTGTAGATTGACCTGTTTGGAATCCATAAATTTTCAGAATAGAATTCTCATTAACAACTGAACCACTAAGTCCAAGAGTAGTTAATGTATGGTGTTCTGTTGTATCCGATAAGTCTGAATCGAATGTATAGATTGCTTCATTTCTATTCCAAGATGTCTGACCAAAGATATACACATCACCAGAAACATCAACATCCATAGTATAAGCAGTAATGCCCTCAACATTACCTTCAGTGAAATTAGTAGTCGAATGATTTACAATTTCACCCTTATAGTTAATCTTTAAGGAATCAACAGTTTTCTTATCATTAGTATTATTTGTTCTGCTAAAAACAATATTCAAATCATTGAAAATATCAAGAGAAGATTTGGCAACAAGATTAATATCTCTGCCTGGTGTAAGATATCTGTAATTCCAAATAGATTCACCAGAACCATTAAACTTACCTACCCAGAAACTGTCTCTGGTAGTATCATCACTCTTCAATTGAAGGGTTGCGGATACGTACATTTCATTAAATTCATCAATTACGAGACTTGCATCCAGGAAAGAATAAGCAGAATTCTTTATCTCCTTAATCCAGTCAATAGTAATCGAAGCATTATTGATAGTTGCCCTCGCAAGTGCAAAATCTACGTCTGCCGAGTTCTGAGTCAATCCAGTTTCTAGGATAAAATACAAAGTATTATCAGAATTTAAAACTGCATCAACGATCTTTTCACTGAAAGATGTCGAGGAAACTTTTCTCTTACTAATAAATGTGCCAGTAGAATCTAAGACAGCGATAAATCCATCATAAGGATTTGAAGAGTTTGTATTTGTATATCCGAAGATAATTACTCTATCTTCACCATATGGAATAATTTTAGTAATATTATCCGAACGTGTGCCACCAGAAATACCAGCATATGCTTTTTGGAATTGTAAAGTTGCACTCAGACCATCATTCGCCTGAGTATATTTTGCAACAATAACATCTGGGTTATATGCATCCAAAATAACACTATTTGGTTTATTAATACCAACTACCCAAACTGTATTATTATCAACGTAAATTTTCTGGAATTCTGAATAATACTGTCCAGATGTTAACTCAAGAGTTTTTTCCCACTCTTTGACACCACCAGCAGACAACTTAGCAACAAATGCAACTGTATTACCAGCAGCATCTAAAGTTTGCCCGCAGATAAACGATTCTTTATCAGAATTTACAAATACATCATTAACTTTGACATATTCTTCTGTATTTTCAATTTTAGAAATAAAGTAATCGGTTTTCTTAAACACCTGTGGGTGTGAAAGGATAACTCTAGGATTCTCAGTATATCCACTACCAGAATTCAGAATATTTACCTTTCTAATGGAACCTACAGAATCTACAACCGCTTCAAGTTCAGCACTTTCACCATCACCATCAATAATAATTGATGGTGGAATATCATCATTATACCCACTTCCATTCTGGTCAATTACAATATCTTCAATACCTTTAAATTGACGAACAACAAAAGTTTTATTAGTATTCTCAATGTTTTCATTGTAGTCAATAAAAACAGTATCGCCTTCAATTAAGTTATGAGGTTCTTCTGTTCTAAGAACACCATAGTTCTCGCCATTTAGATACTCATATCCATAAGAAATGATATTCTCACCCTTAATTCTAGATACTCTAGCAGAAGCACCAGAACCACCTGTTCCAGTGTTATCGAAAATTAATTTATCATTTACCTGATAACTGATACCAGCATTTTCGATAACAAAGTCGGTGATTGATGCATTTTCAAATCGACTGGTCGTTTCTACCTCAATATCAACCTTAGATTCAGTTCTAACTTTGGGGAAATAGTCAAAAATCTGAAGGGGAGGTTCTTCTAAAATTTGATCTGGGTCATCAAGTTCTTCTTGATTAATTACGCCATCTCTATTTTCATCCTCTACTTCAAAGAGTAATAGGTCTCCATTCTCAAGAGACAGAGAGTTTGTCGAAGCATTAGGAATTCTTTCTACATCAATATCAACATTCTGATATGGATCACGGAAACGAACAACGCCACGGGGAATATTTTGCTGTGTAGCATCACTAGAAAGATTCCAAATATCAACAACAGAATTGAAACTTGGACCTAAGATATAGGGGAATAATGGATTGCCATCTTCAGTATTATCAATAGTTACAAAATAGCAATATCTACCATTTGGATATTCTGGCGTTTTACAAAAACGTCCATTATACTGGTCTAAATCACCCAAAGCAAAGGTGTACTCATAGTCCTCAATATAAGTTCCTGCAGGATCTATTGATAGAGAAGGTCCTTCAATTCTATAAGGATTTGGATTGGAGACTTCATTGTAAACTAAATTAGTCTTTACTCTATAAGAACTAGAAACTCTAACAATTGTGGATGCTTGATCTGTTGGGTCCTGATAACCATATGGACCATAAATGGGAGTTCCATCAAATGCCCAACCAATAATAGGAGAGTGTCCTAATTGAGTCTCTTGCTCTTTAATTTCACCACTTGTATTCAGGAATAAATTATCCCCTAAGATATAACGGAGTCTTTGTGGATTGGAAAGGTGTGCATATTCGCCACCATATTGATTATTATAACCCTCAAAAACAGAACCTAAAGAATTATCAAATGTAGAAGATTCTTGTAAGTTATAAGTCCACTTAAATACATTAGCACTAAATTCAGCATCTTGTCCAACAGAAGTTAGATTGATAACTGTAGTACCTTGTACATATCCAATACCTCTATTTAAAATTTCAATGCCAGTTACTTTACCAGCGTTTTCACCTTCTGTATCAATAATTGCTCTTGCCTTTGCACCAAATCCCTCACCTTGAATTTGTACTTCTGGAGCAGTTGTATATCCAACACCAGCAGAAATAGTAGCAATTGAAATAATACGTCCATTGTTGACGATTGCTTGTGCAACAGCGCCAGATCCAGAACTAATACGAACTGTCGGATTTGAAGTATAAGAAGTTCCTTGAGTTAGAAGAGTTGCTGACTTAATTGGTCCACGAACAGAAGCAGTTGCAGTAGCACCCTGTCCACCACCACCAACGATTGTAATTGTTGGTTGTGAAGTGTATCCTGTACCACCATCGGTAATCAAAACATTAGATACAACACCCTTAGTAATGATTGCCGTTGCAGACGCTCCAGAACCGCCTCCACCAACGATAGAAACCAGAGGAGAAGAAGTGTACCCAGAACCTCCTTCCTCGACCTGGATGTCTGTTACAGAACCATTTACGACGACTTCAGCAGTAGCTCCACTACCCCCGCCACCAACAATATTGATATTTGGTGGGGATGCGGCATCATAATCTTGACCACCATTTAAAATAGAAATATCTACAATTGGTCCAAAGGTTTTGGTTTCAGTGGATTTATACGACCAAATTGAAACGCCATTAACCCATGTACCAATTGGTCCAGGCTTGATTAAATCTTTTGTAGAGATTGTTACTGGAGTTTGTGGAAATCTATTTAATTTTCTTTGGTTTCCAGGAAGAAGTGCAGAACCAGGGAAAGGTCCGACATTATAGTTTGGAATACCTGTAGATGCAATATAGACATGATTATCGTTAAAGAACGAGTTTTGTACGTTAGTAGTATAAACCGAGATATTATTATCAATTGCATCATCAGTTGACTTACCTTTATTGAGGTCAACTGAAATAAGAATATTTCCTTGTGGTTCAACTAAAGCAGTTTGTGGAAGTTGATATTGAAAAACGGTATCACTATCTCTAGAAGTTACTGAAAAGGTTCCATTATACAGAATTGGATTTGCACCATATACGGTCACTTGGTCTCCAACAAGAAGACCATGATTATTTGTGCAGGTAACTGTCGCAAATCTGTCGTTAATTCCACCAAAAGTAATACTTTCAACTTCAATCAATTTCTTAACATTGTATAACCAGGTGTTCAATAAAGGTTGTTCACCAGTACCACCAAGCTTAGCAACGGATAACTTATCACCAGGCAGATAATATGAACCAGTATCAGTTAAAGTTGTTTGTTGAGCATCAACAATACCAACGATATTCATCACAACCTCTTGAGAGGTTCCTTTATTCAAATAAACTCTAAAATTAGAGGTAATTTCTGTAGCAGAATCCCAAGATCTAGAATTACCTACTCCACCAACTGTTCCTGTAGTTGCTCTAGTACATTCAATAAACTGGTTTAACGATTTCTCCTTATATCGAACAACTTCAGAATCTGCAATTACAAATTCACCGTTTCTTTCTGGCCAACCAATTGTCGAGTCAACTGTAATAATACTAGTATTTTCATCCAGTGGTTCAGCAAGTTTTGTCTTATAAGGAACAATGAAAGAACCCTGAATTGTTTCTTCGGAAAGAACCAATTCGTAAATTGTAGTATTTGCAGTATTAATTGCAATGTAGTTTTCAACTAGAGCACTAGCATCTTTTACATTAATATCTGCAATATCAGCATCTTGTTGAATCAAAGCATCTTGAATATTTCTTGGATCGCCACTAACAAGAGTGGCTCTCAAGATAGTATTGATGGACCAAGTTGCTGCAGATGGTTTGATAATTTGGTCTTTGGGGTATGAAACACTGACTGTTTCACCATATAATAATTTAAAGAGATACTCGATACTAAAAGTAGTACCTTTAGTAGAATAAAAACTTTTAATATTCTTGATAGCAGTTCTTACATCAATTTCCTTATAATCAAGTTCAGGAACATCGGGTAAAAATTGCTGGGTGTACTTATCAAGTATACGTTTTACAAAAACTGCATCAAGACACTTTACTGGGGTCTCTGAGACTGCTGCAGATGCACTAGTAATTCCACTAAAAATTACATTACCGTTCTCTTCATAACCAGTAATACCACTTGCTGCTCTAGCACAATTCAAAAACTGTGCTTTAGAGTACCCAGTACCAGATTGTAATATTTCAAATCCAGTAATTTCATTGATACCAATATCAACAGAAGCTGCTGCTTGTGGAGGTGCCTGAATAACAACCTTTGGAGGAAACTCTTGACTATATCCAGAACCAAAACTTGTGATATTAATATCAGTAATTCTTCCATTAAAAATAGATGCTGCTGCTTTAGCACCAGAACCACCAAGATACTGTCCTGTGTTACTTACACGGTCATCAATAATATAAACGGAGGGAATATCTTCATATCCAGAACCACCATCTAAAATTTCAATATCAATTACTCGTCCATCACCATCAACTCTAGTTTCAAGAACTTGAGCGCCAGTTGGTTCAATAATTTTAACTCTGGGAACAGTTTCATATCCTTGACCAGGATTAAGTACGGTTACAGATACAACTTCACCATCAGAATTCAAATTTGCTCTCAAATTTGCCTTAATTCCATTTTCACCTGTTGGTTCATCGATATAAATTGCTGGTGCAGTAGTATAACCAATACCGCCACTAGATACAGTAAGTGTGCCAGAGATAGAACCATTTACAACAGTTGGAGGTTCTACAACAGCACCACCAGGTTGTTGAAATGTGATTCGTGGAACAAAAGTGTAACCACTACCAGAACTTTCTAAGGTTAATTTTGTTACACTACCATTTTCAACAGTTGCTTTTATGGAGGCAGGTGTAGAACCCTCCGTAGTTGGAGATTCAATTTTTACAATTGGGGGATTTGCGTCGCTGTATCCTACACCACCAGTTAGCAATTGAAGATTTTTTACGCCATTGATAAGTGCAATTGCTGCAGCACCACTACCACCGCTTTGAGAGTCAATAGTAATTGAAGGTGGATATTCAAATCTATAGTTCTTCCCAGACTCATTAATAGCGATAGAAGAGACTTGACCAGAGTCATTTACTCTTGCATAAGCAGAAGCACCAGAACCAAATGAGGGGATAGGTGCTTCAATGTAGAATAAATCTAATTTCCTTCCCTTTAAAGGAACAAAGCTCCTAAAAATAATAAGATCTTTGTCAAAGACAAAATCTTGTTTTGGAATTAAAAGTCTCTTATCGTAGTATGCTAAAATATACTCATCGACTTCAGGTACAAACTTTTCTCCGCTAAGAGTTACTTTAAATTCAGTTTGACCATCTCCAAAAGATGCAGAGATATCATTAAGAAGTGCAATTTCAGATTCTAAAAATCCACTGTAAAACTGAATGCTAGTTTCATCTGCACTATCAGAAGTTAATGCTTGTCTTGGTGCAGTGGTAAAGACAATGCTATTTCCAGAAACTTGATAATCGGTGTCTGGAACCAAATACTCACCATAAACTCTAACGACTAAATGCTTCGCAGAAGGTGGAGCAATTGGTCTATCCTGACTTAAAAGTGAAAACTCTCTAGTAGTTCCATCAAAAATACTAAGAGGACTCTGAAGTTCAATTGTTTTTAATTGAACTTGCTCATTGGAAATACCAGGACTAAACGCAATGTTTGGTGCCGAAGCAGTCTTTTCATAAAAAATTACTTCATCGCCAATGAGGATAGAACCATTTTCAGTTAAAAACTTTTCTACACTTTGTACCGATATTGTAGACGACTTTGTATCAATATCTTCAACTAAGATAGTTTCTCCATCGAGAATCTTGATATCCAATTCATCGATATCAAGATATTCTAAAAAGTTGTTAAGAATATTTTGTCCCAGTCCTGTCTTTTCTTGGGATTTGTAGTAATATTCAATAAACTTTGAAAACAGTTCATACTCCGAAGAAATAAAGTCTGGGAGTTGATTTGAAACTGCTTGAGAGACCTTATTGATATTCATCTAACTACGTAAAACAGGAGGATGTATTGAGTGAACCAGAGTTGTCTATAGTAGGTATATCCAAAAGTTCTGGAGTTACGTTAAACACTGCTGGTGTCAAACTATTTAGTGGGATTGTCGATGGGAACTGAGTTCCAATAGGTGTAACTGAAATCTCTGGACTAATGACATTGATAATCGTTCCAGGTGTTGTTGCTGGAATTACAGAACTGTTTGATGGAATAATAAGAACGGGAATTTGTAGTCCTGTTGGAAGATTATCTGGGTCAATAACTTCACCAACTCCAGTTGTAGTGTCACTAACACTAATTGAATCTGCATCAGCAATATTTCCACCAGTACCAATAATGTTAATGGGTCCAAAACAAATTTCGCCAGTAGTATAATTTACTGTACCAGCAGATTCATTTGTATAAATTTTTCGGTTACCTGTGTTGTAAAACGACCTCAGATTGCCATAACCATCATCTTCAAACTGTTGATCAATTCCAGGTCTATCTGCTGTTCTGAAGGGTCCTGAAAGGATTACAGGTTCTTTTTTACACTCAGTACTATCACCAGCATCCTGAGAGGGAGCACTATTATAAATTTGCGAACCAGTTGAAATACAATATGTGTTAGTTTGATTTGTATTTGGATTAATATACTTCAGAAGACTAATCTGAGTTGCAACATCGGTAATACACTTATTGGATAATTCAATTGCTCTTTCAAATGACTGTGTGCTAAACGATGAATTGAAATTATTAATTTTAGTTTGAGTGCCCCAATCCACAATTGCATTAGATATATCAGACTTAATTTGAGATGTATTTGATCCACATCCAGTATCATAGTTTACATAAATTCTTGGATTGATGTAAATATCATCAGGGTCTGTAATAACAGCATCAATTGACGCCATTGCATACTTTCTTAACTGCGAAGAAAGATTTTTCTTAGTTTGGTCATTAAGATTTGAACCAGTTTTAGTTTTAATAACGACGTACACCTTTCCGTATACAGGGGGATTTAATGAATCTCCACCATATGCAACAACTGCTGCAGCGTTGTCGTAAATATTTTTTGTAATTACCTCATAATCTTGAGCAGTTACTGCTCTATATTGTGCAGAATAATATCTTGGTGCATAGTATTTGATGGACTCAACAGATTCTGCAGAATCACCTAACTGGGATTTTGCTTTTACAGTAGTATCTACAATACTTGGAGAATATGTTGCTCCATTACTATCTCTAATAGTGCCAATAAATGCAAATGTTTGTACTCCATTTGCTTCTGCTCCACTAGTAACCATATAACGAAGATTGATTACCTCACCATCTTTAACAGATCTTCCAATACTATCATCACCAAATCTAATCTGATATCTCATATCATCCGTTTCTGATATGAAATAAACTCTAGTATCTTCTTCTAAATTTGTAATATTTTCCACTCTGGAATATAAATCCGAAGTGGTTGCCGTTTCGTTTGGTTTTACTCTAACAGTGAGGGTAGAAATGTCTGCGTTTTCGGATTGGATGATGTATTTTTGTTTTGCAAACGTATTAACCAGATAACTATAGTCGATTAAGGTGCCTTCATAAATTTCAAGATTATCAAATAACGCAACTCCAGTGGAAGGATTTACCTCTACGTTAGTATCTTCAACAAGATTCCAAACATAATTACCACCAGTTGCTACAGGACCTTTATTTAAAGTGACTGATGATGGATAAAATCCATTATTTAATACAGTTTGAACAGATAACTGCAAACATGCTTTTGAGCATATAATGGACTTGGGCGTATAGTTTAAAAGTTTTGCAATCTTTACAATATTGTCTCTAACACTTGAAGATGGCAAAAATGCCTCATTCAACGCCATGTTGGCATTAAACGAGGTATAGTAGGTATTGTATGCTAGGGTATCAATAAGATACGATAATGCAGAACCGTCAAAGTCGTAATCTGTGAACTCCGTTCGTGTTCTCAGGTACGACTTAATTGAAGATTTGATATCCTCAAAATCGAGTGCTGTTAGATTATTTGGTTGCATTATCCTAATTTTTGTAAGACAAATGTAATTTCTTCTATCACAGGAACTCCAACAACTTGATATTCAACAGATACGTTGAGTTTATTATTTTCGTATATGGGAGTTACAGAAACATTCGTTAACTCAACCCGTTTTTCATACTGAGTAATTGTATTTATTATCTCGTCTTGGATTGCGTCAACTGTAAAAGCGTCTAGTGGTTCAAATAGAAGTTCATAGACTCTTGACCCAATCAAAGGTTGAAATGGTTTTTCACCAGGAACAGTTAAGATTAAATTCTTAATTGATTGTTTTATAGAACTTTCATTTGTGACTGAAGATACATCGTCCGTAAACAAATTTCTGGCAAACGAAATATTGAAGTCCTTAAAACTTTTAGACCTCTTTAAATTTTTACCAGAAATTTGCTTTAACGCCATTTCATTTGAGCACTATCGTACTATTTATGGCGATTGGTCAACCCTTTCCTTGACCACGATAACGCTTACGAGCACCATTTCGAGAAGATGCTGCATACTTGGTATGCTGTCCCGACCCCTGCCTCGTCTTTTTAGGTTTGGACTCAATTTGAACTTTTCCACTAAGGGACTTACTGCGTGTTGCCATAATTAACCTCCTGACATTTCAACAAAAACATTAATACTACATCCAGTTACAACAGAATTGCAAGGGAATGCAGTCGAACCATCACCTAACTTGTCTCCAAATTTAGCGACTCTAACTCCTCCAATAAACACAGTTTTAGCAGTAGCAAAAACTTTTCTACCATGACCTGTAGGTGCTTCTCTGCCACCAGCAATACCTTTAGTACACCAGAAAGCAGGTGAATTTAATGTAATGAGACATTTATCACCTGTAGAGGTGGTAGTGTGTTGTGTGGGCGTAGGATGAGGAGTAAGGATATCCTGGTCCACCATTGGTATTTTACCATTAACTACGACTCTTGCAGCAGCTGCTTTAGCAACTCCCAATGGAAGTTGTGCTATTGGAGGCCATAATGTAACAGCATCCATAGCTTTTACATCAACTGGTTTGATTCTAGTATCTAAAGGAATGTGTGGACAGTTAGGAAGAGTACCTCCACCTAGTCCTGGATGATGCGATGAACCTGAACCCAGTCCGTGACCAGAGCAGTTTCCCATAAACAATCCCAAACCCGATGCCATAGTTCTTACGTTTGTAGAAGTGGATT